AGGAGCGATGCTATGTGCTATCCATGAGTCAACCATAGGGCCGGGGCAAGATCGGGCCGTACGGGCGCTCTCAGCGGATCGGGCCATACTCCCGGCCGGGCAAGACTGAGCGCCGATTCGGGGCTGATCGGGGACAGCATCGGGCCGATTCCTACCAAACGGTTGCCGGAACAGCAAAACTCGGAGGCCGAATGAAATCCATCTGGGACGACTTGCCGGAGGACGCACGCATCAGCATCCAGCAGAGCAGGCCGGACCTGGCGGAGGTGCTCAGACGGCAGGTGTACGGAAAAGTGGTGCGTATTTGCGTCAGATCACCACTCACATACCGACGCAGGCAATTCCTGTTACTTCTCCACGAAAAGGTAAATCAGGGGATTTGCAAGTCCCACGCAGTCGAACAAGCCGCCGAAGAACTCGGCATGTCATGGAGGCACGCTTACCGAATTGCTGCCATGACTGACGAAGTATAACATCCCTGTCATTATAGTCTTGCTCCCACTCGTGTATCCTGTCGAGCGTGAAAGAACAAACCACACCGAAGAAACGAGGTCGGCCTAAGCTCGTCATCGACGAAAAGCTTGTGGCCGATCTCGCTCGCATTCAATGCACACAAGCTGAGATCGCGGCCATCTGCGGCTGCTCTGTCGGCACCATCAACGAACGATATTCTGAACTGATCAAAAGCGAATCCGACAAGGGCAAATCCTCCCTCCGCCGCTGGCAATGGAAGGCCGCTGAAAAGGGCAACGTGACCATGATGATCTGGCTCGGCAAGAACATGCTCGGCCAGTCGGACCGCAACGACATCGCGCCGACTGAGCGCGTACAGGTGAACATCGAATGGCCGGACTGACCGTAACCATGCCTCGCTTACACGACGGCCAGCGCGAGATCCACAATGATCCCGCACGGTATCGCGTTGTGTGCTGCGGGCGCAGGTACGGCAAGACGCGACTCGGTGTGCTCGAAGTCCTTGAGACGGCGCTGCAGGGCAAGCGTGCATGGTGGGTAGCACCGAGTTACCCGATTGCCGCTATCGGATGGCGACTCATCAAGACGATGGCTGCTCAGATCCCGGGTGTGGTGATCCGTGAGGTGGACCTGCGCGTCACATTCCCGACCGGGGGCATTGTACAAGTAAAGAGCGCGGACCGGCCGGCATCACTGCGCGGTGAGGGCCTGGACCTGGTTGTTCTCGACGAAGCTGCGTTCATGGACCAAGCCGCCTGGTACGAGGCGCTGCGACCTGCGCTGTCCGATCGCCAGGGCCGGGCGCTGTTCATCTCCACGCCGTGCGGGCGCAACTGGTTCTGGGACCTGTTCCAGCGGGACGGTGAGCCAGGCTGGCGCGGGTACAGCAAGCCTACACACGCGAACCCATTTATCCGGCCCGAGGAAATCGAGGATGCGCGCCGGTCGATGAGTGAGCTCACCTTCCGGCAGGAGTACCTGGCCGAGTTTGTCGTGTTCGAGGGCATGGTGTTCCAGGACTTCAGCCGCGAGCGCCATGTCAGGACCACGCCGATGGAGCCGCACCTGCCGTTGTACGCGGGTGTTGACTTCGGCTACAACAACTTCGCGCTGGTCGTAACGCAGGTAGATAAGTACGACTGTGTGCGAATCGTAGCGGACGCGCACTGGCAGCGGCTCACCACTGAGCAGGCTGTTGATCGGATGCGGGAGCTGCCTTACGCGGATCGCATCGAGATGATCGCCTGCGATCCTGCCGGGGACGCCACCAACTTGCACAGTGGGATGAAGGATGTGGATCTGTTGCGGTCGGCGTTCCCGTCTGCGCGGATCATGTTTTCTACGCGGCCGGAGCATCGCAACCCGGAGTGGCGTGCATCGCGGTTGAGGGATCGGTTGTGGAGCGCGGCCGGTGAGTCGCGGCTTGTGGTCGATCCGTCCTGTGAGGCGACGATTGCGATGTTCGAGCTTTCACAGTACCCGGAGCAGCGGGGACAGAGAGCGCCCAAGCCCGAGCCCGTGAAGGACGGCCGCGTTGATCATCACCGGGACGCCCTGGGGTATCTGGAGGTCTGCCGGTTCCACCTTGAGTCGCCGCGGATTATGTCGAGGAGGCCGTTCTGATGCTATTCGAGGACCTGACTGCGGGCATGATTCGGGCCGGACTTGCACAGGCGCGGCGGCAGGCTGTGCTGGACAAGCAGCAGGACCGGGAGGAGCTGGAGGCGTACTACGCGGGCGGGCGCGAGATCAGCTCCAAGCTCATCAGGCACCCGGCTGAGGATCACGCTGAGTTCGCGCAACGCAAGGCGCGCCTGCTGTACCCGAACTATGTCGCGCGTCTGGCCGATGCGCTGATCGACGGCGTGTATGGAGACCCTGTTACGCGCAGCATCGCGGACGCGACCGATGAGCAGCTTGAGACGCTGCAGGACATCTGGGAATGGAACCTGATGCCGCGTGTGCAGCGGGATATCGGGTACGGGATCGTTGTGTTGGGTGATGCCTGGGTGAATTGCACCTATCACGAGCGGGACAGGATCATCGGCGTCCATGCGGTGCATCCGGACAACATCGCGTACACCACCGATCCGGACAACCCGAACCGGGTGATCGAGCTGGTCGAGACGCGGGCCGAGGAGCATATCGTCGGGAGCGGGAAGGAAGTCCAGACGCATTGGGTATGGACGCTGGATGAGTTCGGTCACTTCGACGATGACGGCCGGCCGATGGACGACGGTCCCTGGCCTGCGCCGAATCCGTACGGGTGGATCCCGTATGTCCACTTCCGTGGCCGCCCGATGCTGGGAGTCAGCGACGGGCTGTCATACATCCGGGACCAGATCACGATACAGCGCGCCTTGATGAACCGGCTGTCGGATGAGGACGTGCTGTGTGTGGAGCAGATCCATGGCACGCTGGTGCTCAAGGGATACCAGCGGGCGAACGTCGACCACGGCCCCAGGCGCGCGATCACGGTGTCACCGGACGGCGATGCTTTCTACATCAACCCGAACGCGGCAATCAAGGACCTGGAGGAGAGCATTGACCGGCTGGTCAAGATGCTGTTCGAGACCGGGTCTGTTCCGATGTCGCTGGTGAGTGGCGGCACTGCGTCATCCGGCCTGCAGCTTGCGATTGAGATGCGGCCTTTCACACGGGTCGTCGAGTCGATCCGGGCGGAATGTACTGCGTCCGAGAAGGATCTGATCCGGACGGTGTGTGTAATCGGTGCTGTGCATGGTCTGGGCCTGCCGGAAGAGTGTAACCCTGTCGTGGAGTTCAGCGACAACGTGTTGCCGAGTGACCGGGACGGCGAGTTCCAGCGTGACCTGCTGATGTACCAGAACGGGCTGATGCTGCGCACGGACTTCCTGGCGCGCTGGATCGACAAGCTGGGTGATGACCAGGCGGCGATTGAGGAGTACGAGCAGCAGCTCGAATCGGAGAAGACGCAACGGGATTATGCGAGCGGGAGTCGGTACAGCGGTCTGGATTCGAAATTCGGTGGTGGTGGTGGTGACCTGCTGCAGCCTCCTTACGTGCCTCCGGATTCTGGTGGTGGGCAGCATGGTGATCCCAAGAACCCGATTGACCAGGGGCCGTACGGATGAAGCGCCTGAATCGCGCAGAGCTGGACCGGATCGTCCAGCGGTTCACCCGTCAGATGGAGCTGGCGAACGGCAACCTGACGCGCGCGATGGAGCGGCTTGGCACTGCTGTGGACCGGGGCATCCTGCGCGAGGTGTTGCGCATGGAGGGTGTGGTAGACCGCCCCCAGATGCTGCGTGCTGTGAGCGCTTTCACACAGATTACGGAGGCTGCGCATGATGAGTTTCAGCGGATAGCGCGGGACGTGATGCCCAAGGCGATCACGGCGACGGTGGAGCGGAACGCGGCTGTTGCGGGCATAACCATGAGCGGGCCATCTCTGCGCCGGACGCTGGAGCTATACGAGCGGATCATGCTGGACATGGAGCGCGGTGTGCTGTTGCGGTCTGCGAACCACACCCTGGGGATATGGCATGGGGAGCTGGATGACTATCTGCGCAAGACGATACGGGAAGTGCAGGCGAAGGTGTTCCAGGCGTCTGTTACTGGGCAGTCGTCGTCTGCGTTAGCGCGGGGCCTGACGGATGATCTCACAGCGCTGAACTTGCAGAACCGGGTCACTCCCGATGCGTTCGCTAGAGCTTTCGCCAGGACCCGCTTGAACGAACTCGAGAATTATACATCGGTGGAGATGTGCCGCGAAGTTGACATCAACCTGTACATCAACGTGGGCGTGCCTGACGACCGGCAGAGTGAGATTTGTTACGAGGCGAGTCAGGAGAATGCGCAGACGCTGGAATGGTGGGAGGCGTCGAGGTACGGCACTCCTCCGAGGCATCATTACAACTGCCGGTGCAGCCTGTTGGGTGTGCCGGAGAAGATCGAGTGGGAGCAGCCGAATCCAGAGCATGAGGCTGCAACTGTGTAACCTCCGCGTGGTGCGGGGGTGATGGGCGCGGCACCATGTTGGCCGCAAGAGGAAAGGGGAAACAGGGATGAGAAGGTTCACTCCGATGGTCCTCATCTCGGTCGCGGTGGTCGCGTTCATTGCACCCATCGCGTCCGGATCGTGGATCAACGTGGGCATGGACAGGAGCGGCGCTGCGGACACGCTGACCGCTGGTGCGTCTGACACGTCTCAGGTGATTCGCGTCGGTCACTACGACGGGTTGTTCCTGGCGTTCGGCGCGCATGCGGACTCCGCGTCGGTCACTGTGGAGTACAGCCTGGACGGCACCAACTGGACCACGGCTGGAACGAGTGGGATCACTACTGCTGCATCGGCTGGAACGGCTGCGTACAAGGTGCGGTTCGCTGAGCACGTCACGGCGAAGGCGACGAAGACGGGTAATACGGGCGACCACCTGCTCCCGTTCACGCTTGTACGCATCATCGTGAAGAACGAGGACAAGGCGCACAACGAGGTTGGCTCGGGGAAGAGTCCGGCGAAGGACATTCATGTCCGGCTGCGTGGCGTCAAGCAGTAACACACACACGCGACCGGCTGCGCTAACGCCGGGGAGATGACAGATGACAGAGGTAACCGGGACCAATCAAACACCGGGTGAATCGGGACCTGCGCCGAGTGTACCTGATGGGTATGTACCGCAGGGAAAGGTGAACGAGATCGACAAGGCGCGCAAGACAGCGGAGCGGGAAGCTGCAGAGCTTCGTACTCGCCTCGAAAAGATTGAAGAGGCGCAGAAGACGGAGCATCAGAAGCTGCTCGATGCTGCTGTGAAAGACGCGCTCAAGCAAGCGGAAGCAAGTCATACCGCGTCGACTCGGTCCCTGGAGATCCGGCATCAACTCGAAGTGGCGTGCGCCGGCAAGGTCCCGGAGAGGCTTGTCCCTGCGGTGAAGGCATTGCTCGGAGACATCGACGATCCGTCTGTTGTCCGAGAACGTGTGGCTGCCATCCTGGACGAGAACCCGGAGTTCCTTGCTGCGGCGCCGACTTCCACACCGTCGCAGAAGGGTGTTCCGAGCGGGCGCAGTACGTCGCCTGCTGTGAGTGCCTTGAAGCCGGTGCGGAGGAGTGAGCTGCACGACGCTGTGCGCAGCGGGATCATGAGTGACCCGCAGGCGTATGCGGCGTTGAAGGCGCGCATCGAGAGGGCTGGCATCATCGAGGGCTGAGTCGTTGCAATAGGAGCGACGACAGATGGCAAACGAGACCATTCGTGGCGGTACTGAGGCCGTCAACTTCATCACTGCGGACTATGTCGCGCTGACGGCGTTGGAAGTCCTGCGGCAGTACATGGTGATCAGCAAGCGTGTGCTGACCATGTCGGACGTGGGAGCTACCTACACCAAGGGCGCGAAGTTCAGCATCCCGTACTCGGGAACCTTCACGCGCGGCACGAAGTCGGCCGGCAGTGCTGCGGAGCACATGAGGCCGACCGGATACGGTGAGAGCGAGATCACCTTGAACAAGCATCACTACGTGAAGTTCTGCGTTGAGGATGCTGCTCAGGCGGTCACTCCGCACAATCTGAAGAATACCTACATCGCACCTGCGATCATCAGCCTGGCCGAGGGCATCGAGAACGACATCCTAGAGTTGTACAGCTCGGTGACGGACTACGTCGGTACGAGCACGGTGGACATCAACTGGGCGACGATTCTGGAAGCACGGAAGAAGCTCACTGACAACAAGGCACCGCAGAACGACCGGTACCTGCTCGTGTCCACCAAGGACATGAATGCGATGATGCAGGACACGGCGCTCACGCACTACTTCGCCAACGCTGATTCTGAGACGATCAAGCGTGGCGCCGTGGCGCACATCGCGGGGATGGACGTGTTCGAGTCCCAGGGTGCTCCGACTTCCGGGTCGAACACCTACGGTCTCGCCTGGCAGAAGGGCGCTTTCTGTCTGGCGACCGCAATCCCGCCGACTCCCGCGGAGATCGGCAACACCCCCAACGTGGACATGAGCGTGATGACGGATCCGGATTCCGGTCTGTCGCTGCGCGCGTTCACCTACTACGACCCGGACTACATCGGGCCGGCAGTGTACATGGACGTTCTGTACGGTGTCGGGATCGTGCGTCAGCAGAAGGCGTGCGTGGTTCGGACGTAAGCTGGAGGATTCATGCAGAGCAAGAGGGTCATACGGTGGTTTACCTCGGAGCTGTACGACGCTTGTCATCCTATCGAGATGGATGACTGGATGGTGCCGTTCATGCGTCGGGCCATGTCGCCGGGTGATTGGGACAAGATCAGGCTGGAGTATGGCCGTGACAATGAGGAGTTGCTGCGCGATCTGAGGCTGCGCCTGACGGATCAGCGCCTGCGGGATTCCACTGCCGAGGAGATCGAGCAGTGGTTCTGTGGGTGCTTGGAAAAGCACAGGCCACCGAAGAAGAAGTACAGCGACTACGCGAAGTCCGGCCAGGTGGTGGGTGAGGAAGAGCCTGACCCAACTGGTAAGCCGCCGGAGAATGTGGAACAGGATCCGATGGCGAAGCGGACGGGCAGGTAAGGAGGAGTCATGGCCGGCTACTGTTCGCGCACTGACATCAGCAACGCATTGCCCGTGGGGCACGTGATCAGCGACGAGAACTTGGACATTCTCATCAGTGAGGCCACGGCGTGGGTGGATTCGGGCTTGTGTGTACGCTACTGGAGCTTTCCCGTGATCGACACGGACGCTGGTACGGCACCGCCTGCAATCATCAGGTCGATTGCGCGGTTGTTCGGGCAGTGGCTGGCTTGGACTCAGTACCTTTCAGCATCGGGCCGGTTCATGCCGGACACGGTGCGGGAGCTGTTGTCAGAGGCGGAGACGCAGATCAGCAAGCTGGTTATGGATCCGCCTCTGTACAACATTCCGGCGGTCACGTTGACGGAGGAGCTTGCGTTCGGGTCAACGCTGACTGTGACGCTGGAGGATGATGAGCATCTGCTTGGGTGTTCGCCGCGTGATGTGGTTGCGGAGTCTGTATTGATTGCGGGACACGAGAATGGGGCAGACTTCCGTGTGTACTACAAGCGGGCGGTGCGCAGTTGGGTGCTTCAACGGCTGACTGATGACATCGTTGATGGGGATTCGGTCACATACAACTACACGTTCATGCGGCGTCGGGAGCAGGATTTGCCGCCGTCGGTGGACACAGTGAGGTTGAGTCGAGCATGAATCACATATGGATTGAGAAGAAAGGCGAGGACGGTACGTGGGGGAAGCC